ACGCCGCCGAGGCCGAAGTAGTCGTCGATCCAGTCGCCGATCAGATCGAACACGTAGATGTCGGCGGTAGCGGGCTCGCCCTCCTGCGCTTCAGCGAGAGCGATCCGAAACCACGCGCGCGGCGTCTTCGTGCTCCCTACGGCCGGTTGCGGCATCGGCTATCTCCCATTCAGATACCCGCCCTGAAACGACGACGGCCCGGCACCGCGTCTGCTCATCGCTGAGCGCCTGCGGCCCGAGCCGTCAACTCCCCTATCTCGAATTCAGATAGCTACATCGTTCACGTGTCCCGTACTACGCGTGTCGCGAACCCGTCAAGGAATTCTCGCGCTCGCGCGTGCGTCCCGGTCGCTCGGGCCGCTCCGGCTCACCCGGCGCCGGGTCTTCGCCCGCCGCGCCGGCGCGCTTGCCACTCGCATCGGTCTTCCGCGGGTCCGAATCGAAGACGAGCTTGAGCTCGTCGGCGCGCTGGTCGTCGGCCGCGCGCTCCTTGTCGAGCTTGCGCACGTCGTACCCGCGCTCGCGCACCGCCCGCGTCCGCGTCGTGAGGCCCGACCGAATGCGGATCTCGTCAGCTTGGGCGTCCTGCACGGGCTGGATATACGCCCACGCCGGCGTGGTCCACTCCACGCGCCGGAACGGCCGCGGATCGGTGTAGTACGCGTCGGGCACCGGCAGCGCGCCGGAGATGACCGCCTGCGTGAACCACGCCTCCCAGATCGGCTGGCAGAACTGGAATGCGACGATCTGCTCCTGCCGCCGCTCGATCGCACGGCGGAATTCGTTGATGATCACCCGCACGGTGCGATCGGAGATCTGCATGAGATCGCCCGTCAGCAGCTCGTACGGCAGCCCCACCGAGGCCGCGATCTTTCGGAGCTGCTGCCGCATGAAGACCTCGTACGTGTCGCCGGCGTCAGGCGGCTCGGACCACTGGATCTCTTCGCCGTACGCGAGCTCCTGGAAGAGGCCAGGCTCGAGCGGCATCAGGGGCGGACGCTCCGGGTCCTCGTCTTTTTCGATCGCTTTGCCGTCCAGGGGATTCGTCAGGTCGCCCGCCGGCGCCGAGGCGCGCTTGACGAAGGCGACCATCATGTTCGCGAGCTGCTGGCGCTGCAGGGTGGCGTCGTCGTAAAGGTCCAGGTCACGCAGGTGGACCAGCGCTTGCGTGAAGCGCGGCAGGCCGCGGATCTGACCCGGACGCGCGGGATCGTAGATGTGTCGCACGGTCTCGACGTTGACGCGCACGAGCTCGGCGCTGTCCATCTCCGTCGTGTCGCCCGGGCGCGCGCGATAGAACCAGTAGGCCGCGCGTCGGCCGATGGGCGAGAACTCGATCCCCGCCCGGATCTTGTTCGCGCCGCGCGGCGCGTTGTGCGTGATCGGACAGTACTCGGCCTCGATGATCTGCACCTGGAGGGGGACGGTCAGCCCATCCTCGGAGAATCGGAACCGATGGCGGACGAAGACCTCGCCGGCCTCGAGCCAGGAGCGCGTGGCCAACGACTGCTGGCCGTAGAAGTCGAGCACGCCCTCGGGGTCGCTCTCGTACGTCCAGCGATCCCAGAGATCATCGACCCGCTCGGCGAACGCCTGATCCGTCGCGACGGAGAGTGGCGTGATCCCGGTCCCGACCAGGTTGTCGACCAGCTCGTCCAGCGCGTGCGCGGCCCAGCCGTCATTGCGGACCGCCTGGCGCGACCGATCGCGGAGCAGCGAGAGCGAGGGCAGCGTCGAGTCGTTCGGGCCGCCGCTGAAGGTGTTCCACCCGCGGGAGCGTCGACCGGTCCCGGCCGACTGGAACGCGCTGTTCCGAAAGAAGACGGCGCGGCCGTGGGCGTCCACGATGCGGCCGCGCGTGACCGGGGCGGGAATCAGAACCCCTTGGTCGTCACGTAGCCGCCCCACTGCTTCGGCCGTCGCGACTCTTGCGGCACGGCGCCGTTGATGTCCGCGTCCATCTGCCCGAGGATCCCGTTCATCTCCTCCAGCGTGCGGTACTCGACCTCACGGTCGCCGTAGCGCACGCGACGCTCGCCCGAGGCGATCGCCGCTTTCAACGCGTCCCGGTCTGCCGTCGTCCACGCCATCGGGCTATCTCCAAGTCAGATACCAAGAGCCTATGACTCAAGATACGAACTTCGAGAGAATCGGCGCTGAAAAGTGCGACGCCCGCCCGCCGCCGGGGGCGTCTCCCCCTCGGCCGGCTCCTTCGGCACGGCCATGGCCTCGAGCCGCCGCGCCATGACGTCGAGGGGCTGATTGAAGAGCCGGAGCGCAGCAAGCGCGAGGACCCAGCAGTCGAGCTCCTCGTTGCGTCCATGGTGCTTCTTGATCCACACCTGGCGCGGCACGCCGCGCGTCCACGTCTGGTGCAGCCGCTCGCTCGTCAGCTGGTCGAAGAACTCCTCGTCGACCTCCATCGGAAAATGCAAGACGCCGGGGCCCGTGCGCGTGCTGAGCCGCAAGCGCGAGATGAGCAGCGCCTTCGCCGCGTCGACGCCGATCGTATACAGCGGCACCGGGCGCTCGTCGGTGCCCCACTTCCGCGGCGACGGCGAGGACACGATGGGCCGGTCGCCGTCGCGGCCGATCGTGGCGTAGATCCGACCGACCTCCTGGCGCGCGCAATAGCCGTACACCATCGTGGTGCGGTGGCCCGCGCTGTCGATGCAGACACTGCGGATGTACAGATCGGGCCCCAGCTCGTGCGGGTACGCGCGGCGGAGCACGCCGTCGAGCTCGCGCCACGGCGTCGGCTGCGACGTGTCGCCCGGCAGCGTTTGCCGATCGACGAGCCAGCACTCCTCGCCTGGCCCCCACGCCCAGATCCGCGCCTCGAGCCGATCGTCCTGGGTGTCGACGCCGGCCGTCAGACAGCAGCCCGGGTGCGGGATGCGCTCGGGATACTCCTCGCGTCGCAAGAGCAGCAATTTGAGATCGGGTGCTCCCTCGCCTTCCTGCGCTTCGACTTCCTCGCCCAGCGTCGTGTTGATCCACGTGTGCATCGGCGCGCGATCGCCCGCGTCCTGCGCGCGCTTCGCCGCGAGGAACCCGGTGACGATCTCTTTGAGCGACGAGAGCGGCGAATAGGCCTCCCAGAGATGAAACGACACCGTCCCCGCGACCTTCGCCGTCGCCGTCGGTCGCCAGTCGCCGTGGTCGAGCATCTCGATGCGTTCACGATCCCCGAACGCGACGCCGCAGCCCGGGCACACTAGGTGGGCTGTCTCTGGATCGTCGTTCGCCCAGCGCACGTTCTTCCACTCGAACGTGTGCATGTGCCCGCACTCAAGGCACGGCACGAAATAGCGGCGCTGATCGCCTTCCTCGAAGGCCGCGCTGATTGGCCCACCTTTCCGAGTGGGCGAGCTGAGCTTGAGGATCCGTTTTCGAGATCCGTACGCCGACGTCCGCTTGATCGCGACCGAGACCGTGCTCCCTTCACCGGCGAGCTCCGGCGGGTAGCGATTCAGCTCGTCGAGCACGAGGAGTCGAATGGAGCGCGCGGCCAGGGACGCGGCACTGTTCGCGCCGCCAATGGCGACGAACCCGCCCCCGAACCGTTTCGAGAAGATCGTGTTGTCGGTTTGCTTTACCGCGCGAGGCTCGCTGATCTTCGCGCGGAGCGCCGGACTCGCGTCGATCAGCGGCGTGAGGCGGTTCTTCGAGAAGTCCTCCGCCATGGGGCGCTCGGTCGGCTCGACGACCAGGATCGGACACGGGTCGTGCGCGATGTGATACGCGACGATGTTCAGCGCGACGGACGTCTTCCCCCACTGTGACGAGCCTTTGATGACGACGGTGTCCACGCCCGGCTCGTGGAAGGCATCCATCAGGCCGCGCTGATAGGGCGCGAAGTCCGTGCGCCAGCGCGCGCCCGTGAGCGGCCCCGCCGGAACGATCAGCTCGGCGTCGGCGAACTGGCTGACGGTCAATCGTGGCGGTGGCGCGAACCGCGCCAAGGTGCGCGCCCGCACTCCCTCGAGAGGGTCCGCCAGCGGCGAGTCCGTCACGCCGGCGCCCCTTCGAGCGCTTCCGAGTTGGCGAGCTGGCGGAGTCCGTCTTCGACGAGGTCCTGCGCGTCGGCTTCACGGCGCGGATCGATGAGGCCGCGCTGGACCAGCATCCGCGGAAGCAAGAGCAGGTGCGCTCGACACGCGGCGACAAGATTGCCCCACTCCGCTTCGACGCGGGAGGCCTCGACGAGCTCGCCGCGGCGCACGCGAGTCTCCAGCTCCGTCTTGTCGGCCGACGCGGCGGCCTGACGCGCGCGCTCCTGGTCGAGGTTGAGCTTCCCGGGCGCGGGATTGGCGCCGTTGCTTCCGCCGTGCGCGAGCTTCCATTGCACGCAGGCTTCGACGTCGTAACGATTTTCCTTCCCGCCGCCGCCGCCGAAGGACGCGACGGGCATGCCGGCTTTCGTCCAATGCGAGATCCGATCGGGATGCACTTTGAACATCGACGCCAACTCGGCGCGACCGACGAGGAGTTTCTTCGGGGCGGGCGGTTTCGCGGGCGGTTTCGGCGCGGGCCGGCTGGTCTTTTTCCGAATTTTTTTAGCCAGGATGCGCCTCGGGGCTGTGATTCTCCTGTTGTTGCTGACTATAGAGCCTCCGTGAACTGGGAAGAGTCGGCGCCGTCGCCCACC